ATAGTCAGTCTTCGACAGGAAGGCATATGTCTTCGAGTGCATGACGATGGCAGCGGCGAACTGGTCCGCGGACGCAAAGTCACCCCACACGTTGATGGCGAAGTCAGTGACGTTGCCAGCGTTGATCTGGGTTGCGGCGCCATAGTTGGCAATCGCGGCGACAGAGATGTTGCTGGTGTTGGACGCAGCGGTCGCACCAGCGGTACCAGTCAGAATCTTGATGAGAGAAGTCTGACGCCACTTGGCAACGGCACTTGAGACCTGATCGCCAACGTAGGCGGCTGGGTCTGCGCCAAGCATCGTGGAATCCCAATCGGCAGCAGACCAAGAGTCGTTACGGCCAATGCGTGGAAACTTCTGCGAACGACCGGTGACCAGCTTCGGCGTAGCCGACGAGCCCTGGTCAGAGGAGGTTGCATTTGCGCTTGAAGTCACGTCAATGTTCTTGAACGTGAGAATGGAAGCCACCGAACCACCCTGAGCGAGGGCAGCGGTGAGCACTGGATCGACGGCGACGACGCCACTACGAATCAGGGCGTTCTTGATTACGGATTGCTCCATCACATACGGAGTGAATTCCGATGGGACGATGAAGCCTGAAAGCTCGGTTGACTGAGCCATGAGTGTTCTCCTTGAGGGAAATGGATGTGGTTGATGAACGACATCCACTCGCGGCCCTTGGCAGCGGAGGGAGAACCCCTTGGGTCAAGCGGCTAGCTACTTCCTTGAAGAAGCTAGCGACTCGTTCGGGTCTATTTATTAGGAAGCATGAGAATCAACGATTGATACCGGCGGCAGCTCGGAGTGCCTTTGCCAAATCTGGATTGCTTACCGCGATGCGACCCTGCTCTGTAACGTTGAGGGATTCCTTGGCCCAAGGGTTGACGATGCCGTGCAGTCCATTGGCGCTGCCTTTGGCTCCTGTCCCGGTTACGTTCTTCGGATCGAACGCCTTGGCAAATGAAGGGTCTTTCTTCAGTTCTTCGAGCAGGTCCTTGACCGTTGCTGGTTTCGCCTCAGTTCCTACGAGCCAAGGCTTACCTTCCTTGAGTACAGTGATCTTCACAGCGTCACCGTCGAGATCCGCTGTGACGCGAGACTGGATGTGCGGCCCGAGCAGCTTTGAATCGCCGCCGAACTCATTAAGAGCGCGGTTGATCGTGCTGCGGACTTTGGCGTCCTTCTTCTCATTCCTGAGCTTTGAAATTTCGTCCTCGCGTGACTTCAGCTCGACGGCGAAGTGACTGCGAAGCTCATCGACGTTCGTTGACTCTTCGAGGGCCTTCTTTGCCTTCGCTTCGGCTTCGGTCTTCTGACGATGGAGATTCGCGACGCTGTCCTTACCACCCACGGACTCCAGGAACTCGCTCAACTCCTTGTTCTTACTAAGAAGCTCGTCTCTCTTGGAGAGCAATGGCTTTTCGCGATCTGAGATGAATGAAGACAGTGCCTCTGCGAGTTTCGGGTTATCGGTTAGTGCTTTGACCACTTCATCCCCTGCGGTCTTGAAGTCTGAGATTTCCATGCGGGTGGGTTACCTTTCTTGTTGTTGGATTACTCGGCGATTAGCTGAGCTGGCGCGCTGACGCTCGCTGATTGGCTGGTCTGCGGCGGAATGATGTTTGCCGCGTTGTCGAAGACGTTGCGGCGCTTGCCTTCGGCAATGACCGTCTGCTTGTCGATGACACCTTCCTTGAAGGCGTCGAGCACGTCCGACATGGTCTCGTTGTTCGCGTAATCGACTGCGTACTCGGTGTTCACGACTAAGCGCGAGTTGTTCTCTATGCCGAAGAACTCGCACGTGAAGTCGAGGGAGGCGTTCAGCGCGTCCTGTAGATTCAGCGCGAACGACTTAAGCATCGAATTCGCTTCAGCCGTGTTGATCGCGTTGGCAGTGGCGGAGACACCGCCGTGTTGAATGGTCGTCAGGACCATACCCAGGCTTTCCATTCGCGCTTCCAAGTCTTTGATGTCATCACGGGCGGAACCGATGGCCGAGCCGTTGTGCTCGATCCAGCGAGCATCGGCGTCCTTGTTGTCAGTCGAGAGAGCGGAGTTCGGTGCCACCTCAACCTTCTTTGGCGTGCCATCCTTGGTCAGCTCGGCCTTGAATCCTTTGAGGAACAGAATTGGAACGGTGGACACGTGCAAAATGTTGTTGAGATCGGACTTCTTCTGCCAGTGCTCAATGTTCAACTCGGCCAAGTCCATGAGCGGCGGTTTGCCGAGCATGTAGCCGATCTTCTGCGTGTACACCGGAGCTAACGCGATGCGAGATGTGCTCGCCACGCCAGAGTCGATGCGAGCCCAGATATCATTCACCTTACGGTAGACAGCAAAGAGGACGGGTCCGTCCGCTTGGCCGTTTAGTGCTGGCTGTTGCAGCAGAACTCGAATTTGCTTGATGACTGTTGTCGTAACCAGGTCCGCCGAACTCTCAGTGATCTCTTCAACGAATTTGAAGTACGACAAGCGTTCGCCGTCAGAAAACTTGGCCGAGCGGGCGTCTAGGATTGATGTCGCCGAAACCTTGATCCAGTACGGACGATTGCCTGCAGCAAGCTCTTCGGCGCGAGTAGTGAACTCTTGCGGCACCCTTGCGTAGTCAACGAGCAGGAAGCTCACACCGTGATTCGTCGCGTCCTCCAGCAGCTCCTTTGAGAACTGTCCGATGTTGCGACCTTGCGAATCGACATCGAAAAGGAAGTCGGCCACTTCGCTTGGCGGCTCGTCGCCGACCGTGATTGGTTCAAGGTGTGGGTCCTTTGTGAAGATCTTCGCGACACCCGTCTGAATCGTGCGCTTGTAGTAGTTGTGCAGAGTGGTGCGAGCCAGACGACGGTCATAGTCCTCCGACTTTTCCAGCGGCTCCTGCGGCAGGAACTGGCGGCCAGCAAGACGCATGGCTTTCGTTCCACCCCAAAGGGTGTCTACGGTCGCCCAGTCCACTCGGGCGGCAATGATGTAGGGAGACGGAGCCTCGAATTCGACGCCGAAGGCGTCAGGAAATGGAGCAGGGATGGTCGTTGGAGCGCTCGCCATTACGATTTGTACTCAGGTGATGTGCAGCGGCGATATTTATTGAGTGGACGCGCTTTCACGGTGGCCGGGCTCAAAGGCGGAGGGACTGGCGATCCAAACTGCTTTCATCGACCGGCCAGTTCCACACGTGCACGTAGCCAGCGCCGTCGTTGGCGTGCTCTATGCCAGCGGCCTTGTCGGGCTCGTTCTTCTCGTTTAAGACCTGTTGCGTGAGTCCCCGGTCCAGGTGCTTGCAGCGCTCCGGATTGATCAAGAAGTGTCGAACCTTCGTTAGCGGGTTCTGAATGCTCCAGTGAAGCGCGGCCACTCGCTTGCTTACGCGAGGGTTAGCGGGGTTGTAAAAGACTGCCGCCGAACCAAAGTGCCGCTCGTAGTTCTGAATTGCCTCGAAGCCGTTCGCGTCGGGGTAGAAGTACTTCTGTCGGTCCGGGTAGCGCCGCTTGATCTCCGCGATGCACTCATCGGTGTTCTTCAGTCCGTAGATTTCATCCAGGCAGTAGCGGTAGTCGCCCTGTACGACGTGAATCTCGCAGGGGTTGTTGTCCTTGCCGAAGTCGAGACCGATGTGCAGCGGATGGTTCGGAAATGAATCGACGGTCTTCCGCGTCCAGTTTCCCGATACGATTCGGCCGCTGTTGTCTTCAGCGTCGTAGGCAGGGTTGTAGCGGTAGTAGACCGGCGTTCCTTTGAGATTGACGAACTCGCCGTGGAGGTACGCCTTGATGAGATTCGGCGGGTACTGAGCTTCAAGGTCCGCGATGTACTCGGGTGGTAGCGTGAAGTTGTCGTAGGTACTCGCGCGAATCATTCGGCGTGATGACGCGAGCGTGGGCTGGTTCTGCACGTCGTCAACCCAATGCCGCCAGCATCCACGATAGCCTTCCGGCGTCGAGACGGCGAAACCTTGAAATACCTTTCCCTTGCGCAGGCGCGACGACATCATTTTCCAGGCTGCAAGAAAGATTTCCGTGCTGAGAAGGTCGGCTTCGTCGAAGCCGAAGAAGGCTGCGTTTAGGCCAGCGGCACGCTTGTAGTGCTCCGCTGCAAGGACATGGATCGTCGTTTCGCCGCCTGGAACCTTCACCGTGAAGCGCATCTCGCTCTTGTTGAAGTTGAAGCGAATGTTGTGTTCGCGAAGCTCTTCCTCGAGCGTTGGAACCAAGTTCTGAATCGCCATTTTGTACGTCGGCGACAGGGCGATTCCGATGCACCCCGGATTCAGCATCGCGAGGATGATCAACTTCAGCGCGAGCGCCTTCGTCTTGCCGCAACCGTACCCGCCAATGAGAGCGAGGTTTCTCGTCGTGGTATCGGCTAGGAACTCAGCTTGGTGCTTAAAGACCGAGAGCTGCATTACTGCCGGAGCCGGAGGCTCTGGCCATCAAGCGTCTCAAAGCCTTCTGCCCTGTTCTCCGGTTCAGGCTCGGGCTCCTTCGAGACCACGTTGATCGTGATCTCCTTGCCCGCTCCACTATCCTCGACGCCTTCATGAACTGGATTGATCGTCTGCTCTGCGTACTGGAGCATGAGGTTGAACTTCAGCGGCAGCAGATCTTCGCGCTGCAAGCCAAGGCTGATCGCGTTGCGCTGAATCTTGCCCTTGAGCGCCATCTTCGCCGAGTTGAATAGGTCGTTGTACCTGTCGATCTCGGAAATCTTCACGCAGAAAAGACGAGCGATGTCGGTCATCTTCATGAAGCCGTCGAACATCACCAGGCCGTAGATGAGAGCCTTGCGCTCGTGCTCGTCGGCGGCCGACCATTGATCGCGGTGGGAGTCGTACTTGTAGTACGGCTTGAGGACGTGCTCTGGAACGACCGCCTCTTCCTTGCGGGCGGCGGCGACCTCAGTCATCTTGGCCAGATGCTCGGTCGAAAGGCTTCGAGATGGACGTGGCTTTTTGTCAGCCATGCGCAGGTTTCCTTTGAAACTAACCTGCGGCTATTTACGAGACCGGCTTAGTCGTAGCCTCCCAGCTCGGCAACAATCGGTGCGACGTTCTTTCCCGCCTGCAGCTCAGTCCAAATTCTATTGAGCGCATCCCGGTTCTGAGTGATCCAGGCCTTGACGGCCTTGTCGTAAACCTTGTCTAGCTCGCCAACCAGCCGCTCCGGCGGATCGAGCTGGTAGCTGGCAGAGTGATGATCCTTGCCATAGTCCACGTGCAGGTGCGGTAGCTTGTGCCCAGGCTCCTGGTACATCTTCAGCGTGATTCTTCGTCCTCGCACGAGTACCTGCTCTACGAGGTACTCCATCCCTTTCACGCGAGGACGGAGCGCGTCTTCGACGAGAAACATCCCCTGCTGGAGTTCTCTGGCGAGAACGCTGAAGTTGTCGCTTCCGCTAGGCACGTTGATTCTGGACAGTTAGTCCTGATCCGGTCCGACCGCTATCTCCACCGTGATTGGCAGGTGGTCGCTGCCGCGGAGTCGAAACTGATCCGGGTTTGGCGCCAGCTCAGTGTGAATCTTCGCGATGGTGGCGGTCACCTCGTTGTTAGCGAGGCCCTGGCTCACGATGATGTAGTCGATTCTGGATTCCCTGAGCTGTAGCGGCTTGCCCGAAAAGCGAGTGGGTGAATAGGTGGCCTTGTCGTCGCCGAGCACGTCCCAACCGTTCGCCTCCATCTTGTCCCAGAAAACTTCGGGGATGTCATCGAACCGGTTCGCGTTGAAGTCGCCCGCGATGAGCACGTCAAACTCATTGTTGGGGATGCAAAACTCCTGGGCGCGAGCTAGCTCCAGCTCCTTCACGAGCTTGGTCATCGCCTGATCGTGGTTCTTGTTGTTCATCTGCCCAGAGGCGAGGTGAACGCCGACGACAACGAGATCGTTGCGCTCCTGCCCATTCTCAAGGAACGTGAAGTGGGCGTAGAGCGGCTGCCGATCAAAGAGTCCCTTCTTCTGCACCTTGATGTTGGGAAAGCTTGTCTCGCAGGCAGCGTTGAGCTGCGCGAACTTCGTGTTGTAAAGGATGGCGATCCGCTGGGTGCCGCCAGAGCTGGCGATCACGTAGTCCCAATCGGCGCTCAGGAAACCAATGAGCTTCTCCAGCTCAGGTGAGCGCTCATCCTCGTCGCCGTCATCGAGCCGTACCGTCTTGCCGTTGATCTCCTCAAGCACGAGGATCTTCGCGTCAAGCTCCTTGATGACAGCCGCCGCGAACTTGTAATCGGCCGTGGTTCGCGGGCGAATGGTTGTCTCGGGGAATCCACGCCCCTTGTCTCCGTCCTTGAAGTGCTCAAGGTTCCAGGCCCCAACAATGTACTTTGTTTGGGCATGCGCAGCGGAAGCCAGCAGCGCGAAGGCGAGCGCGACTACGACTCGAATCATGGAGTTCTCCCAGAGCGGCTTAAGCCGTTTCTTGTTCTTCCACAGATATGTGTCACGAACCCGGAAATTCTCTCACCCTTAGGGGCAAAAAGCGCAGGTTGATGAAGCTCGCGATATGCGCCCCGGATATTGGGGACACGGCCGGCGCCGGCGCAGCGGCCCGACAAGTGAGCGTGGCGGGAAATGGCAGCCAGCGAGGGTGTGGTTTGCCGACAGAATGGGTGGATGGTGGTTAGGTAGGAAGGGTAGCGCTTGAGCGCGCCAACCAAGTCCCCTCTTCATCGACCTGGTTGAGGGGTTGTTTGCTCCAACGAAGCAAGTCAGAACCTAAGGAGAGGGTCTTTCGACGGGGTCTCTTGGTCGAAAAGCAAACCCATGGAGGACCTAATCCCGCGAGCGACAGTATTTACGAGACCGCGCTTCGGGTTGATGCTGGCGGCTAACAAGAACCGCGACGGGAGTACACAGGCTGGGATGAAAAGGTAAGAAGCATCCCTTAACAGTGCTGAACCGGACGTGGGAACTGATACGCCGGTCTGATTATCGGTTAACTGGGTCGAGGACCAGCCGATGCACCGGTTGAGGCGTTGTGACCGGTGCACCGTTCACCTCTGGATAGGACCAGGATGACCCAGAGACACTTTTTCCCACATCGGGCCTCCGGGCCCCATCGGGTCATCGCTGGTAGTGCCGGTAGGCGCTGGGTAGGACCAAGTGCCCCCAGAGAGCTGATGCATGGAACATCATCGATTGAGATCGAAGCCTCCAGCGGTCACCTGGTTCACCTCAGTCGTCACCGTGACGAGCAGCTGCAATTCTATTCCCCGCGAGGGAATGGAATAGAACTGCTGGCGACGGTTGCACCGCGCGAAGTTTGCCGTACTAAATGCCGTCGTTGCGCGATGTGGTGAGGAAGTTCTTTCGACCAATCGGTCAGTGATCAAAGGAGATGACATGACGCCCGCCGAGAAGAAAGTACTTGATGCGTTCACCAAGCGAATGAGTGAGGTCAACATCGAGCTTGCCGACCTGGTGAAGAACATGAACCGCGTTGAGCGCTTGAAGAAGAAGGGCGTGATGTTTCCACCTGGGACTGACCAGCGCTACCAGACAGGCATGAACCGGCTGCTGCGAACCCTTCAGAAGCTGGAAGACGGAATACTCGCGCTCAGGAAGTAAGGCGCGGCGAGCTTCCTACCAATTCTATTCCCCGTCGTGGAATGGAATAGAACTGCGGGCTCGCTGGCAGACAGCTAATTCTATTCCCCGCGCCCCAGGTCAATGACCTAACGAACAGTTCGCCAACTCGGCGCGTCCATTCTATTCCCCGTTGTGGACTGGAATAGAACTCGCCTTGGTTGATCAGCCGTCGATCAAAACCGCTGATCTTGATTACCAATAAATAGGAGGTAATCAAACCCAAGGAGCAACTATGTGGGGCGGTAAGAGAGAAGGGTCGGGTCGTCCGAGCAGGTACCCAGCGAGGCGCGTCTTCATCGAGGAGGCTCTGCTTCCGGCGATCAAGCGGTCGCTGTTGCTAGGTGATGTCGAGGCATCGCTAGCGGAGTTTGGCGAGCTATACGGAAGCGCCGCGGCGAGCACGTGGCGTCGGTTCTTTAGAGTTCGAAAGTCAGGCACGAACTGGTCGTTGCGTGAGGACTGCGCCGAGGCGCTGAAGCTCTTGCTCGACGAAGTAGGAGTCCAGTTCGACGACTTGAAGGCAACTGGTTGGCCATCTGTTGCCATGACCAGTCGAGTGATCGCGGCAGCACGAAGTGAGGAGAACGTATGAACAAGGAACTGATGGAGTGGTTGGCCGCGAACGTCGGCAAGGAAGTGACGCTCGATGAGGCCGAAAAGGTTCGGCTGTTCGGCAAGCAGGGTCGGAGGCGCATGGAGCTGATGCGGCAGTTCCTCATCTCGCTCACGCCAGGAAAGCGAAACTACACCCTCGTGAAGGTGGACGAGGCGGCAGTGGGTGCCGCGCTTCGCAGTCGCGTGAAGCAGCTGAAGCTGGAGTACATCGCTGAGGTGACGAAATCGGCTGCTGCTACCGGTCTCACGCCAGTCGAGATGGAGCAAGTTTCGATGGCGCTGCTTCCGTCACCAGAGACACTGAAGCTGCTGGCTGACTCGCGGCAGCGCTGGTCACCGGAGACCAAGAAGCTACTGACGAAGCTCACATGAGCTAGCACCTTCACATCTTCAAGCTCGATGTGAAAACGAGCCGATCTGAATAGGCGCGTCATGACGAACTCGCGCTGCGAGTGGTTTAGCCCACGCTCGACCGCTTTCGTTGGGCTGATCCTTAAAGAGTATTAGGCGCTTTCACGCAATGAGCGTGTGCAACGGCGTCATGTGAAGCAAAAGACAATAGGGGACGCCCACCGCGAGAGCCGCGCGGCGCGTTACGTTTTGTGTTCGTTAGCGTGCTTGTTAGGCCGCTAAATCAGCGTCAGAAAAACTCACCAACAAAACGTCGTCAAAACTTTCATCACACTCACAACCAAATTTGTTGCAAGGATTACTTGCACAGTGTTTACTTCGCTTCGTTCCATTCATACACACAAAATGCGTATGAAAAAGCGGTGAGGTTTTGGAGGCCTCACCTCGGAGCAGAAACAGGGTGTTGGACGTCCTGTTTCGTTGGAGTCAGTGATGAGGGCCGTCGAATTGCCTGCTAAGCCACGACCTTACGGTCGTGTATCGATCGACCCCCACCACTAACTGTTCTCATCAGAACCCCTTAAACGCGGAAGCGTTTCGGGGGTTCTTCTTTTCAGCCCTTCTTCTTGGGCGCTGAATCACCATTGCCCCTCTTGGGCATCCGCTCAACTACGGTGGTAGCCGGACGGTTGCGGGCATCCTTGACCGGCATCAGCTGCCCAGTCCTGGCGTCGCGCCCAATCAGGAACGTCTTACCATTACTCATCGATCTCACCTCCTTCGGGTGGTGCCCCCAAGGTGTGCCGACCGCGACACACAACATCTTGAGGTCGCACCGCGAGCGTAAGTACCTGAATTCGACGCGTCAAGAAACATCGTTGTCATAATGACGGTGCAGAAATTTCACGTATGCTCAATGGGTTAAGTGATTTTCTGCGGTAGGAACCGCCTGTCAATACGCCATTTCTTGACATATGCAGGAGAAATGCCAAACACAATATTTTGTGTCCACGTTCTTCCCACCAGGGACGAACAAGGTATCCACAGGTTGTTGTTCAAATCTTGACCAGTCAGGGGGTCGAGACCGTCCGGAGATACATCTCGTAGACGTGCCAGCCGATGAAGAGCACGCCGCCGAGGATGAGAGTCCGGAACTGCGCCCGAGAGTAGTAGCCGCTGCGCTCGGACATGTCGTGAAGCCGCTCGTGGACACCCTTCAACGCGGCGAACAGCACGAACTGATTGTCGGGTTGCTTCGGATGGTTGCCCTCCTTGAGCTGCAAGTACTCCATGTTCGCCATCATCGTTTCTTGCACCGCGCCGGAATTGCGGCAGCCATAGTAGAAGCTCAGCCCCCACGACAGCGTCGCAGCCGCCAAAGGGACCATCGACATCGCGAAAGTACGATCCAGCGTCTTCTGGACAGCGAAGGCGAGGGCCGCCGCTGCGGTAGCCAGGAGGAAGTAGGTGTACTGGTCCTGGACAGTACGGTGTTGGGTATAGAGCTCTTTGGTCAGTTCAGACATCGCGCACCTCCGTTCTTGTTAGTCTAACTCTTGCTCGATGAGATGCCGGAGGTTGGAAATTGAAGACATACGTCGCGTACCAGAAGGCACGCTTTAAGGAAGCGCTGAAAAGGTCGTGGCAGGATTTCGCGCCGACCCGCGAGCACGTTGTGCTATATGCGTCGATCTCGATAGTCGCGTTCGTGCTTCAGGGATTGGTCTTAGGATGGGACTCTGTGAAGAACGATCTCGCGCTCACGCTTCTACAAAGTGTGGGAGCCATCGCAGCAACGTACATTATGTGGCTGCTGGTCTGTGTTGGGTTGGCCCCCTATAGATTGTGGATGCGCGATAGGCAGCGCCAAAAGGACGAGATAAATCGGGAGAAGCACGCTCGTATTGCGAAAGAACTGGAGCGATGCATTCAGAAGGGAAACCGAATGCTGAGTGGCTTTTCCACGCTCGCCGGTGCGCCCGACGTACCGGGATGGCGAAAGGAAGCCGAAGAAATCGTCGCCAAGTGTGGCGACGACGAGTTGGCCATGTTTAGGACGCTCTATCCAGAAAACGTAATGTCCGAGGACGAAGACGGAGTGATGACGGCCTTCAATGGCGGGCCCACTGAGCGAGATGTGCTGAAGGGATCAATCGCCAAGCTTCGCAAGATCATGAGTCGGCAACTTCAACTTGCCAAAGCTACGACATAGGAATCATAGAACCGCGAAGACTTGACTCTTACAAAAACGAGCAGTAACTTATACGCATTGTAAGACTCAGCATGAGCTGGGATTTGCATTTGGTCTGGATGCTACCAGTGGAAAAGTCATCAGCACGCGATCTGCGTCAGCATGGTCTGGCGCAATGGCAGCTCAGATGTCTGAGCTGCGTGGTCGCTTAGGAGTCAACCATGTCGGAGAAGTCGCCAGGCTGGCCCACGAGGGCCGAGATGCTCGTCATGCGGCTATTGCAGGACGAAGCGGGAGGAATGTACGGACTAGAAATTGTCGATGCGTCGAAAGGTGCGGTGAAGAGGGGAAGCGTATACGTGTTGTTGGGCCGATTGCAGGATAAAGGGTACGTGAAGGTGTCGCATCCGAAGAGCGCGCCGGATCATCCCGGACTGCCGCGCCCAATTTATCGACTTACAGCCGACGGAATGAAGGTCATTGCTGCGGCTGAAGAATTGGGGCTTGCTTTCGAGGTATAAGCGATGAGTACGTGGGAAAAGGAATGGGCGCGGATTCCGGAAGATATCCGGCAAGGCGTTATCCGGTGGGCGAAGGACGCGAAGAAGATTTTCCCGAGCGGCCTTAGGTACGCGCCTCAGTTTTTGCGCCATCCGGACTGGCCATACGTAATCATGTGGGCGAGCAACTTTCCTCTTCCGACTGCTAGTGGCCGCGCGGCGCAGACGGCGCTGCTCGCGGTTGCTGCAGGTAAGTGGGGCAGGTTCTTTGGAAAACTGACCCTGCTAGTTGTGCTCGACATTGGCGAAAGACTCCTCGCCCTTCTTCCACGACCACGTTGGCGGGCAATCGCACGCCCACCGGGATACCTGCTCCTAAAGCTTGGCCGGGTCCTCTTAACCAAGCGCGCCTATGAGCGACTAATGGTTCCGCACGTTGCCGATATGCAGCACGAGTTCTGCGAGGCGTTGAAGGAAGGTCGTCCGGCGTTCGCCTGGTGGATCGAGGTGCGTGGATACCTTCACGCCTTCGGAATGCTTTGCAGCTCGATTGGCCAATTTATCCGATCGATCTTCTTCGACTAGAGCTACAACTCCGGCGCATCCAGTATCGAGGGACTGAAAGTACTGGATGGACCTCTGCGAATCACGGCGGCATCTTTCGCGCGATGCCCTCGCCAATTACCAAGCTCTCTGACCGCTTCGCGGACTACGTACTGCGCATTCGCTGCCGCAAGTGCGGCCATGAGCGCACTACTGACCCGCATGTGCTCGCAAAACTTCTAGGATGGGAAACTCCGCTGACAGTTGTGGCGCTGCGACTGCGCTGCTCAAAGTGTCACGCTCGCGGCGAGTGCGAACTAACAGCGTCAAACCAACCAAGACCGCGCGGCTACAGGAAGTGAGATAGTGTTTCGCGTTGCCGCGCCTGTTAACCGAACTCGTTGAGGAGCTGCTCGACTCTCGCCTCCGAGAATCGCCACGAAGCAGGAATTTCCTCCACCGTGCCTGCACCAAAAGCCTTCGGGCCCCATGTATGCTTCTCGTACAAGATGGTGGCGCCTCGCCCCCTGCACGACTCGCGCATCCTGTTCGCAACCTCAATAGGCAGAGCTAGGTAGGTTCGGGGCATCTCCGTTAGGCCCGCGTCCTTGAATTGAACGAAGCACATGACCGTCCGCTCCTTGTGCCGAGCGAGCCACGTGTCAATGGCCCTCTGGTAGTTCGCTTCGCTCAGGTAGGACTGAGTCAGTCCCCACGCCCCGTCCTTGCTTCCCTTGACTGACACCTTGAGCATCTTGGTGCCGCGCGACACAACGAGGTCATACTCTGGCTGGTCCGCGCCGTACTGGACGGACACGTCACAGCCGCACCGCGCGAAAAGCGCGGCGGCTGCCGCTTCTGCGGCCACGGCTACATGCCAACTAGAGAATTTCTCTGTCACCCGGGACGCGACGACTCAATTTCGTCCTTCTCGTTCTTGTCGAAGGCGCGACCACACCGCTTGCAGACATAGTCTCCGGTGTGGGACCCAAGGTAATACTCCTTAGCGAACTCGGGGTGGGTGCACGGACCATCTCCGAATGATTCACGAATCCGCTTCGCATCGTCGATCTGCATGGCCGCTCCAACTTTGGCGCTGCACGTCACGTGCAGCAGTTGAAGAAGCTTAAGCACACGTGATTGGGTGGGTCAAACCACCAAAAGGCAAATCTGCCTTGCCAAGGCGAAAAATTCCCGAGCTGGACGGCAATAGAAAATTTTTGCTATCAAGAATTCGTGGCTGGCTTATGTCCGTTCCGCTCAGATGCCGCGCTCGTACAGCGCCTCGACTTCTTCCGGAAGTACGTTGATGTACGTGAGAGTCTGAGAAGGCGATGAGTGGCGCAGCGCGACCATTAGCGTCTCGACCTTCGCGCCGCGTTCAAAGTTGACACGGGCAAAAGTTTTTCGACAACTGTGAGTGGATGTTCGCTCCTCGTCGTAACCAACCGCCGCGCACCACTTGCGAAGCAAAACGGCCCAGTAGCTTGTTCCCATCTGTCCCCTCGAACCCTCGAACAAGAATTCGGTAACCTTCGGATGGACTGAGAGCCAACGCGAAACTGCCGTCGCTACCTCGGCATTAACGGTGACCGTGCGGAGTTGCCGCGTCTTTCGCTCTCGCAGCGTGATCTCGAGCCGGCCTCCTGGAAGCGGTCGGAGATCTGCTCGCCTGATTCGCAGAATGTCGCCGCCGCGAAACGCGCTGTTCACGCTCAACAGAAACCACGCCAGCTCTCGTGGACTCTCGCGAAGCAGCGCCTTTATGCGAGCGACAACTTCCAGCGGAAGTGGTCGTGCCATTGTGATTCGACCTTGGTTAGCCATCTGAACCTCCAAAGATGAAAGCATCCCAAGGCTATTCTTTTATACGGACCCCAGAACGTACACAGCGGAAGCGCAAACCAGGTGACCGGTCATCACCGGTTCGCCTCCGAGTCACGACCGGTGAGGTCCAGAGGCCTCTGGAGATGACTTCTTTCACAAGCAATATGGCCTATCAAGCCAGAGTGAATCTAAGCGCCGGTGACCTCTGGTTCATCCTCAGTTAACACTGCCGCCGGAGCCCTTGTGTACTTCTAACTACCGGTAGATATATTGAGCATCGAGCATTTTCGCTCACAAGGAGAATCTCGATGGCTACTGCTCAAAAGAATGAAACGAAGTCCACCACCGCGCCGGTCGAAAAGGTCAAGAAGGAACCAGTGCCAGCCGGCAAACGAATCAGTGACCAGCTCAAGCGAGCGGCGGTCACCGGAAAGATCACCAAGGACGAGTTGGAGAACGTCGCGAAGCTCGCGAACTCCCTGGTGACCTTCATCTCGTAAAGGACCAACGACAAGCAACCATTAGAAACCCGGCGCCCTTGGCCGGGTTTCTCAGTTTCGGGAGAAGGCAAATGCCGAACATGAGTTACTGCAGATTTCAGAACACCCTGATGGACTTCGAGGACTGCAAGGACGCGCTGGAAGAGCTCGCGACGGATGGCGGAAAGTTGTCGGCCGAAGAGCTTCGCGCCGCTAAGGCGCTTGCGATCGAGGCGAGAGAGTTCCTTACGCTCATCTGTGAGTCCGCGAATATCGACTTCGAGGACATCGATAGCGACGCGAAGCTCGAAGGCGCGCTCGACTTCATCGTGGAGCAGGCGCGATGAAGTTCATGGTTGGGCAGATCGTCGCTACGCCAGGATGTGTGAACTTCTGCGACGAGAACCAGATCGACCTTTTCGCACTGCTGCGCCGTCACATGGACGGGGACTTCGGCGATCTCTGCACCGAGGACAAGGAAGCAAACGAGCGAGCGATCAGCAACGGGTCCCGCATCCTCAGCTCGTACAAGTTCCCAGCGGGGCCGGTGTGGATCATAACGGAGGCGAGGAACGACATCGGGATACGGGAGAGCACCTGCTGCCTACTTCCTGGCGAGTACTGAAATTCGGCCCGCTTGCCCGTGAAGCGGGCCTTCTTTTGCCTCGAAATAGCTAACGAACAGTTCACCAAGGCGAGGGCTTCAACATCTCCTCACTGCAACTCGCAGTCAACATCTGGAGCAATCATGAAAAAGCACAAACAAAATCCCAAACTTCTCTGTGCCCCTGCGTACACGTACTCGCTGATGGCTACAACGGTGAATCCGCATCATGCAGAGCGTATCCGCCGCGCTTTGTTGTCGGCGGCACGCCGCCTCAAGCTCCACCAGATTGAGGCGTACTACACAAAAGAAGCGACCAATCACGTTGCAGGGGAGCATGAACACTCAACGTATACGTGCAACTAAGCTGTCGTGAGATGCATGACGCCAGTAGAGGGTGCGTTAGGTGACGAGGCATGAAATACGGCCGGTGCGGTTCACGACTGCCGAGTAAGAATAGCCGCCCACCAATTCCTGGTAAGAGATGAACCCTCTATCGCAGGTCTGACATCCCCCTGCATCAAGGCCGCCGCTCCTGGGCGGCCTTTCCCTTTGCTTGTGGCTTTCCATGTAGTAACTGACGAACTTTGCCGTTCGGCATAAGAACTCTGAGCGCGCCGTTCGACACGTCAATCCGGTCCACATGCATCCTCAGCATCGCAGCGAAGCGCTGTCGCTGTTGCCGTAGCGCATTGGGTTTGTTGCTCTCTGGCTGCGGCAGGAAGTGCGAATGGCCGAACACAGCCTCAAGAATCAGCCCCTCAAGCGCGAAGTAGGAGTGCTTCGATAGGCAGCCGCTAAAGCACTCGAAATGCGGCTTTGTGATTTTATTTGTGAATGTCCCACGAAGGCGAAGGGCCTTCCCGCAATCGCGGCAGTAGACCAAACCACGAAGCATGTTCGTCGGATTCGCGTTACCACCACCGGCGTGCTTCCGAATCCTCTGCACGTCGTCGAATGTCTGCTTGTCAACGATGGGTCCGACCGGGCCATACGACCGAAGCACGCGGCGGTTGGTCAGCAGCTCGTGAACATCCTTTGTTATCCAGACATCCTTTGCGGTGCCGCCCTTGCGGGCCCGGTCACTGATTGGTGGTGTGCGAGGAATCCTCTTGGTCTCGTACTCGTGCGGTCCGAGTCGCTTCGCAAGCCGGTCGAGTTTGCCCCTGTTCTCGGCAGTTCGAGGAAGGTCGGCAGGCCACTTTGGATAACGAATCCACTTCCGTGGAAGGCGAATCTCGTGGCTCGTATTCAGCTCATCAGCGATCTCTGCTGCCGTCCGTCCAGCCCAGGCGCGCTGGAATACCCATTGAACTACCGAGGCGCGCTCCTCATCGAGCGCCCACTCACCAGTTTCCGGGTGACGGTAGAGCCAGGAAACACCGTTCGGATTTGGCTTCACGAGCACTAGTTTAACGCCTTCGTCGGGCTAACGAACCCAGTGCCATAGGGCCTTTCCGATACTGCGAACGTCCGATTCATCCATCGCTGGAGGTCTGTATGTTCCGCCCGAATCGCAACTGGTCCTGGAATCCCTCTGTTGAAACGCAACTCGCGCTGAACCGTGGCGCACGCAAGTGCAGTCCGTGCCGCCGTCGTCCTCGTAAGACCAAAACTGGCTCAAAGGCAGTTGCGGGGCTGTGGCCGTGAGCCGCTCCAGACAAGCGGAGGTTGCCACGCGATTCAGTGCCGAGCAGAAAGCGCTGATCGCGACCGGCGACCTCCACTCAAGGACGCTGACGGAATGGGTGAGCGAAGCGATCAAAGCGACTAAGAAGAGAGTCATCGCCAAACGGCACTGGTACATCCAGTCGCCGCCCGGTCTCGGCAAGACCTACACGGTCCAACAAGCCGCCAAGAAGAGCGGCACGGAGCTGGTGATGATCCAGGGCGCGGCCTCACTGGCCGCGCTCGTTCGGTCTATCGCCCTCGCGGTGTACAGGCAGAGGCCAAGCGCGAAGAACCCGTTGTTCTTTTGCGTGGATGATTGCGACGACTTGTTCATTGATCGCAAGTCACTCAACGTGATGAAGGGCGTGCTTGATGAGGAGCGAAACATCCTCTCGTGGGAAGTGGATATGTCCGGCCAGATCGCGAAGTACCGCAAATCCGACAGCGCGATCACGAAGGCGATGGCCGACGCCTTAGAGCACTTTCAATCTGATGGCGGTGTCGGCGTACAGATTCCAACTGACGGCTGCATCTTCATCGTGCTCTCAAACCGGCGACTTGCCTCGGATAGAGAAGCGAAGGCTAAGCCCAAGCTCATGCACGAATCCGCCATTCGAAGTCGGGTCAACTACAGGCCGATCAATATCTCAGGGATGGAGTTTTGGGGCTGGGCGGCCTCGGTGATCCTCAAGACGAATATTCTCGGGGTAGACCACACGCTGTCGGCTAAGCAAAAGCAGATTTTGCTTCACTGGATGTATCAGAACTGGGAGGTCCTGCCCGGCACTGACCTTCGTGAAGTTCGCGGATTCGCCGCGGAAATGATCAACCATCCAGACGACTACGCGGACCGCTGGCAACTACGCCTGGAGACCAATCATGAATGACATCAAGAGGCTCAACGCTGAGCTGGTCGCCATAGAGTCCGACGCTGCCACTATGTCGAGCCACCGCATCAAGCAGTCGTCAGCGCGAATCGGCAAAGGCCGAAAAGGAACTCTCACTGAACGCGGTCGAGTGCTCCTGGGCGCGTCCGTCTCGCAGCGGCTGCGGCATGAA